CGCCGTGAGGACGTTAGCCTGAAAAAGGATCGTGAACCCCGAAACGTTCAGGGTCGTGACGTTAGCGGTCGTGACGTTCGCAGAGGTGATGTTCGCCGTGAGGACATTAGCCTGAAAAAGGGTAGTGAAGCCAGAGACGTTGAGGGTGGAAATGTTAGCGGTGAGAACGTTGCCCGAGGTCACATTGGCGGTCACGATGTTGGCCCGTGAAAGGGTCGTAAATCCAGAGACGTTCAGGGTCGTGACGTTATCGGTCGTGACGTTCGCAGAGGTGATGTTCGCCGTGAGGACGTTGGCAAATGTGAAGGAGGCGAAGGATGAGACGTTGAGAATCGTGACATTGGCCTGAGAACTGACGTTGAGGGACGAGACGTTTATGGTGGGTGCATTGACGTTCGTAGATGCGGTCAGGACGGTGACTGATGCGGTGTTCAAGCCGACCAGGGCGCCGTAAAAGCCAGTGGTGGCGATCGCAGTCGCTGCATTGGAGACGGGGGTGGTGACTATAGGGGCATAGACGTTGGTACTCGCGGTCAGAGCACTTACGGCTGCGGTGTTGGCGCCTGCCAAAACACCGTAAAAGGCTGAGGACGTTGAGACTGACCCTGTGATTGAGACCCCCTGAGCAAAGGTGACCGGCCCTGCAAAGCTCGAGGTGCCGGTACCGTTAACTGCGGCATTGCCGACAGTCACGACGTCACCAAAATTGGTGATTGTCGGCATTACATTTTACGGAGAGTTTTTTCGGCGCTGGGCCCCGTAGGGTCCCTGGAGTTCACAAAAATCAATGAAACCCACTTCGTGAAGATTCATTGATTTTTGTTGAGGGGGCGGCACTCACTTGGTCTAGGGCCCGAAGGGTCCCTGGAGTTTCAGAGCGGCCTCAGAGTCACGTAGGATCCCGTGTACCCTTCGGCGGTCACGTTCGTGTAGGCCGTCTTGTGTATATTCTCACCAGTCTTTCTGACGGCCTCATAATCTACGAAATAGTACTTGCTCGTGGAATCCACGTAGAAAGGAATCTGAACAGGAATGGACGGGTCCTGGCCCACGGAGATTCTGTAACAGTAAAGCCAGACGCCCGGATCCGCGAGGTTAGAGTGGACGTCCGCCGTGTTGGAGCTCAGAGCTATGGTTTTGATGTTGTTGTCGGACGTGAGAACCACCGTGAACTGGTACGGGCCGGTCTGATTGAAGCGGAAGCCGCCGTTGGCCGTCGGGCCGGTGATCAGAGGGTTGGAACCGTAGGTGGTCCATGAGGCTATGGGGTTTGGAGAAAACAAGGTGAAGAGGTTGGACGTGATAGAACCTGCGATATTTCCAGACCAATTTCCAGTGGAATTTAGGGTATAAGTGGCGTTGAGATTCATGAAGAGGCCCGAGGAGACGGGGATGACGCCTGGTGTGGCGATGCTTGCCACGTTGAGAGTCTGGAGGTTCGAGTTGCCCGAGACGGTCAGCCCCGTGAGAGTCCCGACCGAAGTGATATTCCCTTGGGCGGTCTGTAGTTGGGACGCGGAGAAGGCGCCTATAGTCACGTTTGCGGTATTCAGGTTACTCAGAGCCGATGCGTTTCCAACGAACAGGTCTGCCAGCGAGACCCCCTGAACAGAAAGGGAGGTCAAAGTGCCTACGGATGTGATATTGGGTTGCGAAGCAACGGTCACTGATTGCGCCGTAGGGACGGTCGAGACGTTCGCGCCGTTCACGTTGGACAAGGCGGAGGCGTTACCTATGAACAGGTCTGACCGTAAGACCCCCTGAACGGTCAGGGAGCTCAAAGTGCCTACGGACGTGATGTTGGGTTGAGCAGGTTGAGAGACGACCAGAGCGACGTTAGCGTTGGCGACGTTACCAACGAGCACACTGCTCAAGACGTTGGTGAGGCCGTTGCCCTGACCAGTAAAGAAGGTGGCTGTGATGTTGCCGGATGAATAAAGACCCGTGAGAGTACCTACGGACGTGATATTGGGTTGCGAAGCAACGGTAACAACCCCGGACGTGGGGACGGTCGAGACGTTCGCGCCGTTCACATTGGACAAGGCGGAGGCGTTTCCTATGAACAGGTCTGACCGCAAGACCCCCTGAACGGTCAAAGAGCTCAAAGTACCCACGGACGTGATGTTGGGCTGGGCAGGCTGGGAGACGACCAGAGCGACGTTAGCGTTGGCGACGTTTCCAACGAGCACACTGCTCAAGACGTTGGTGAGGCCGTTGCCCTGTCCAGTGAAGAAGGTGGCTGTGATGTTACCCGACGAGTAAATACCTGTCAGAGTCCCGACCTGCGTGATGTTGGGCTGGAAAGGTTGAGACACGACCAGAGCGACGTTAGAGTTTGCGACGTTTCCGACGAGCACGCTGCTCAAGACGTTGGTGAGGCCGTTGCCCTGTCCAGTGAAGAAGGTGGCTGTGATGTTGCCCGACGAGTAAAGACCGGTCAGAGTACCGACCTGCGTGATGTTAGGCTGGAAGGGCTGGGAGACGACCAGGGCGACGTTAGAGTTTGCGACGTTACCGACCAGGTTTGAGGAGTTGATGTTCGAAAGACCTGAAGCGTTACCTGTAAACAAATTTGAGTTTAGAATTCCTGCGACGATGAGCCCTGTGAGCGTACCTAATGACGTGATATTCCCTTGAGAAGCGACGGTGACACTCTGGGCCGTAGGGACGGTCGAGACGTTCGCGCCGTTCACGTTGGACAGACCCGATGCGTTCCCTGTGAAGAGACTTGCTTGCAAGACTCCCGAGACGGTCAGGGAGTTTAGGATTCCTAAACTCGTGATATTTGGCTGGGCCGGTTGACTCACGACCAGGGCGACGTTGGCGTTGGCAACGTTACCAACCAGGACAGAGCTCTGGATGTTCGAAATTCCGTTACCCTGCCCGTATATGATTCCGATGTTGGAGACGGTCGAGACGTTGAGCGTCGTGGCCGAGACGAAAGGGATGGTCAAAGTGTCAAAATTGAACGTAGTATTGGTTGAGTTTGACGTGAACCCATTTGCGTACACGTCCGTCAAGTTGGAGACGCCCGTGACGTTGAGGGCCGTGAGCGTCCCGGTGCGCGTGATGTTCCCCTGAAGAGGCTGGGAGACGACGAGGGCGACGTTGGCGTTGGCGACGTTACCCACCAAGTTGGACGAGTTGAGATTTGAGAGACCAGATGCGTTACCTGTAAAGAGATTTGAGTTTAGAATTCCAGACACGGTCAAGGAAGTCAAAGTACCTACGGACGTGATATTGATCTGTGCAGGGTTGGTCACGACCCCAGACGTGGGGACGGTCGAGACGTTCGCACCATTCACGTTGGACAGACCGGAGGCGTTTCCGACGAACAGGCCCGCCTGTGAGACCCCGGACACAGTTAACATCGTTAACTGCCCCACGGACGTGATGTTGGGCTGAGAGGGGTTGCTCACAACCCCGGCCACATTGGCGTTGGCGACGTTGCCAACGAGCACACTACTCAGGACGTTTGTGAGGCCGTTACCCTGACCAGTAAAGAAGGTGGCTGTGATGTTACCGGACGAATAAAGACCCGTGAGAGTTCCGACCGACGTGATGTTGGTCTGGGAAGGAGTAATCACGGATTGCGACGTGGGGACGGTCGAGACGTTCGCGCCGTTCACGTTGGACAAGGCGGAGGCGTTCCCCGTGAAGAGATCTGCTTGCAAGACGCCCGAAATGGTCAGGGAGGTCAGGGTCCCTACGGACGTGATATTGGTTTGGGCGGGGTTGGTTACGACCCCGGCGGTGGGGACGGTCGAGACGTTCGAGCCGTTCACATTGGACAGACCCGAGGCGTTACCGACGAGCAGGCCTGCTTGTGCGACCCCTGAGACGGTCAGAGAGGTCAAAGTGCCCACACTGGTGATGTTGGGCTGGGCAGGCTGAGAGACGACCAGGGCGACGTTGGCGTTGGCGACGTTGCCAACTAACACACTGCTCAAGACGTTGGTGAGCGCGTTACCTTGGCCCACAAAGAAGGATGCCGTCACGTTGCCCGACGAATAAAGACCCACGAGGGTGCCGACCTGCGTGACGTTGGGCTGGAAGGGCTGGGAGACGACCAGGGCGACGTTAGCTTGGGCCACATTTCCCACCAAATTTGAAGAATTTAGGGAGTAAATTGCCGCCCCATTTGCAGTGACGTTCGAGACGGAGATGGATTGGGGGAGGTCGGTGCTCGTGAGTGGGCGAAATGAGGGTGGACCAGCTGATCCCACGGCGGGACCGGCAAAAACCCAGTTGTTGGTCGTCGTGGCCGTTCCTGTACCGCCGGAGGCTATGGAGAGGGGCGTCCCTAGGGCCAGCGTATCGACTATGGCGCCACCCGCGACCGTGAGAGCGTACCCTGGACTCGACGTGGTGTGGATACCCACGTTTCCCTCGGGGTCTATGACCATGGCCAGGGTCTGAAAATCCCAAAACTCGGCGACGTTGTGCGTATGGCCAGGTCCTCCGCCCTCGGACTGTGTGACCTTGAGAGCCGTGGCGGTGCCGGCGTTGTTGATGGTCAGGGCGTTCGTGGTCTGCGTGTTGGTGGCTGTGATTGTAAAGTTACCGGTGACGATGAGATTTGCGATGGCGACGTTGCCAAAGGTGGTGAACCCCGCTGTCGACACGATATTCCCTAAATGGAGGGCATCGCCCCTGACCACGAGGTCTTGGGTCGACGTGCTCGACAGGACGTTCAGGGAACCCTGGACGTTGCTGTATCCCATCTCTAATAAAGTGCCAGAGTTTATTAGAGATGAGCTTTACGTCGCAGGCGGGAGGTCGTGCGTACCTCACGGCATCCGGCGGCGGTAAGACTTATATGACGTATACGTTACCGAGCGCCGCCGCCTCCATCTTGGGCAACGTGATAAGCTCGAACGTGTACACCGCGGGGCGCCAACCCGACACGAGCGTAGCAGGTCAAACGACATATTCTAATGGGGCGAGCTACACGTACACGACATTTGGAACGAATATCCGTTTGACACCGGCGACGACGGGTCTCACGGTGTCTACGTACTTCACGTACACGGCAGCTCCCTACGGAGGTGAAGGTATATGGTCGTGTCGTCTTACATCGAACGTCGATGTCGTCGCGTATGCTCGACAGACCGGCTCTTCAGACACAATTTTTGCAGCATATAATTCAAATATATCGGCTCAGTCAACGTTCGTTAACATTCCACAGGTCACGGGGTATACGGGAAACCGAGCCGCGTGGGTCGCGGGCCGAAAGGATCACATCGTCTTTACATTTAGTAACGCGACACCCGTCGTGGGACGCATGTACGTCAACGGCGTTCTGAACGCGACAGCAACGTCATCAAACACGACATTCGTCCCGCCCGACGGCGACTATACGTGTTACGTTCCTGGAAACGGGTACGGCCCCATAGACTCTAACATGTCCGTTTACGATTTCCGTATCGTAAATGGAGTTCTTTCGGATTCGCAGGTGATGATGCTGTACCGGGCCGTTTCGAGACTCACATGAGAGCCTTGCGAAAAGGCTCCTTGAGATACTCTGGAGCTGGATACTCGTCCAGGGTCGCGAGGAGCTTTGCGCGAATCTCTTCAGTGATCCGGATCTCCTTATCACTGATGGCCATGAGGTACATTCTAATGTCAAA